CAGTAACGGGCAGCGAAATAAACAATGCAGACGGGCTGCTTAGTATGGTGAACGGCGGAGTGGTAGCATGTGCGGCAGGCAGTGAAGGAACTGTAGAATTTGCGACTAATTTCCCGGATACAACATGGAGTATAGGCTTTGCTACAAGCGGCGCGGCATGTTCGGCAACACTACCTACAATAAGCGGGGCATTGAACGTGAGCGGTGCATTGGTAATCGGAGCAGCAAGCACAAGTTATTACTACACTGCTGTAAGGTATTAATTTATTTACCGTGAGATTTTTTGATTCTCCGGCTATTATAATCAAAGGAGGTTAAAATATGGCATATATACATAGATGGACACAACAAATACCCTACACAGGCGCATTGAGTACGGATTTGGATATAACACCTACATCAGAAATGAAGATGTCTGAACTAATATTAAGTTCGGCAACAGCGACAGCATCAACTACACTTACAGTATATAAGGATTCAAAGACAGCAGGTAATAAAGTATTTGATGGAAAATGGGGAAACAGAGACTTTGAAGGCGCAATTAAGTTCCCGATTCATGCAGTATGTACTACTAAGTTTATTGTAGTGACTTCAGGTAGCGGTGCTTATTACGCACTAATGAGATATAGATAGGTGTTAGATATAGCTGGAAAATACAAACGGATTTATTTAGGGATCGGCACAACATTGATAGGCTTATTTGCGATACTGCAATTATACGGCTTGCAGATAAACGACCTATCAGGCGATATAACATGCGCAGGCACACCCGAAGACCCATGCATAAGCTATTTTGACGTTGTTAATCCTACCGCTAAGTCTATCTATATCTATAATTACGATGAAGTCCAGTTGGATTTTTCACCAGATATAGATTATTATGAGCTGTATGTCAAGTATTACGGCAAGTGGCATTACACTAACTTCACAATGGAAACAAGATTAGGCAATATCCCGAAAGACAGGAAATATTCTTTTGTATTTCCAAGGTACTCTACTAAACATTTTAAATTAGTTGGTTTTAAGAATAATCCTACTGATGATGTTAAATGGATTGTTGGAGTAACTAACGAAGCAGAATTAGACCCACTTTGGGAAGGGATTAAAACAGATAAGATTGAATCGATAACTCAATCAGGTATGATGACTACACATACAGATTCATGGTACACGACAATTACTTCAGATACAGAAGAGTTCTACGATATAGAAAGCGTAGAATATGACGGGTATGAATTTAAAATCATTCTCAAAGTTAACGAATCATTAATAGATGAAAAGGAAAAAGAAATTAAAGACAAAGACAAGATAGACGACAAGATTAAAGTCTATGATTCAATAGACGACATTAAAGAAAAAATGTATATGAAAGTCAAAGACCATAACCGTTGACACTATTTTATATACTAAAGATATTTATACTGATTATAACCGTACTACTGGTAAGAAGAATTATACTGTCTCTATGCCCGCGCGCTACATGCTCATTGACGGGAATTATACTGATAGAAAAGAAGTAACCCTAAAACTCGGCGAGAACTCAATCTACGTAACAGCAACTTTAGGCACAGATTTAAGAATAGTTTCAAACCCTTCAAACGACACTGCTTACACTTATGGGTTTGACGTAAGTGAATGTACTTCTTATTTCGGTGCGACCAATAGTTCTTATGACCTGACAAGTGATTTGGAACTGCACATGCCATTCGACAGGTGCGGTGAAACAGCAGTGTGGCAGGCGAATGACTATTCAGGCAACAACAATCACGGCGTTCCTACTAATATGAATCAGGGTTTGGATAACGGCACAAGCGGATGTACTTCATCTGGAAATATGAGCAGAGGGGTTGATTTTGACGGGGTTGATGATTATATTAATTTAGGTCAACCAACCTCTTTAGATTTTGGTGATGGCGATTTTACAATAACGTGTTGGTTCAAAAGTGGGGATGCTGTAGAGTTTTATGATAGTGGCAGTGGCAGTGCAGGGTTTGCTTATATATGGCTACAATTATTATCTGACGGTACTACCGTATTAAGAGTTGATGATGGAACTGACATGGTTCAAATAACTACGAATGGCAATGCTTATTTTGATAATAATTGGCATTATTTTGTATTTCAACGTGATGGTAATAATATAAGAGCATATATTGATGGCTCTCAATTTGGCAGTGAGGTTAGTTGTGCTTCTGTTGATTCTGTTACAAGCGGAAGAGACATATGGATAGGTAGACAAGATTATGGTAGAGATGGTGGTGGGGATTATACTGATGGCACAATCGACAATGTGCGAATCTACAGCAGGGCATTAAGCGGGGATGAGGTATATGCACTTTGGAAAATGAATGTATCAGACTACATAACAAACTACACCAGCGTGACAGACTCGGCTTGCACGTTTACGACTGTTTCAAACACAAACAACTCCTATGTGTTCAAAGTACCGGAAACAGGCGACCTGATAAGTGCGACCCCGACCTACATCTCAACTAATCTTACTATGATAGAAAGCGGCATGAACACAACAAATAGTGACTGGTTCGGGCAGGAAACCGTAAGTGTGACAAGCGAGTACTTGGGCGAGCAGAATTTAACAAGAATAAGAATAACAAACCCGTATGCCATGAACCAATACGACCTACTCTCTTTCAACCTCTCGGAGTATTACGATGATGTAAACAATATCCAGAATGTGTGGTATTCAAGTTACACGGGCAACACCGACAACTCTACCTTAAAGAGTACAAGCGATTATACGCAATGGTTTGACTCTTGCAGTCAGGGCAACACTACAGGACAAGTGTTTTGCATGAATTTCAATGAACTGCAAGGCACAACAGCGAAAGACAGTTCAGATGAGGGCAATGACGGCACAATGAATAACTTTAACACTGGCTACAACAACGACTCTTCGGGCTGGACAACTTCGGGCAAGTACGGCAACGCAATCGTGTTTGACGGGGTTGATGATTATGTTGATTGCGGAAATGATGCAAGTGTAAACATAACGGGGGAACTCACTATTAGCGCATGGGTAAAGAAATCCTCAAATACTGATTGGGGAGCTATAGTATTAAAAGGAGCAGGTAATTCTGCGGATGCGTATTTTTTAAGAGAAACAAATAATGATAAGTTCCAGTTTTTAGTAAAGTCGGGAGGGGTTAGTTATGATGCTATAAATCCTTCAGCTATAGATTTGGATGTATGGACACATATCGTTGGAGTATATGACAAAGTGAATGTTAGTATATTTATTAATGGAGTACAGGAAGAGGGAGATGCTTATACGGGGAATGTTGGCAATAATTCAAATGATTTGCTTTTTGGCAGAGATACATTTTCAGCAACACGTTATTTCAACGGCACAATCGACGAGGTAAGAATATTCAACAGGGCAAAGAGTGCCAGCGAGATAAAAGCGAGCTACGAGGCAGGCGCAGAACGACTGGGAATCATGCCAAACCAAGAGGGTGGAGTAACAGCAGGAACAGATTGGGATATATTCGTGGTGAACGGTAGTGTTTCCAGTATAGCAACAAACAGAATAGTAATGAAACCTGCTATAAACACAACAGAACCTTCATTTTGGGCAATAGACTTTGCTTTTGACGGGTCGGGCATGACTGCTTACGATACAAGTTGTGGTACTTTTGAGGCATTAAACACAACCTCAGTAACAACCCATAAGAATGGGACATACTGTATAAGTTATCCTATGGAAAATAGCTTTTATGGAAGTCAAGAAAAACAAAATATAGGACTATGGCAATTCCCGCAGAGATTTGAAGAGAATACTTATAGAACGTTTTTCACTATAAAAGAGAACTTAACCGCCGATGTTGTTATAGAACTTCCAGTAAACATAACAGAAATACTTGATAGAACAGAACTGACAGCAGACGTAAACGACACAACTTATAAAATATACAGGATAAACGAAAATGGATGGGTTTATAACGATACAGGAATATGTTTTGAACAGCCAGTAAGTATAGGCGAATGATTAATGCAAGAACAAAAACTAGTCCCAGAAGACGTATGCGAAGTCAGACATAAAGCATTAATCGAAGACATGCGGGAAGTAAAAACAGACTTAAGACTGATAACAGAACAATTAAACAAACACACAATAGAAACAGCAGGGCATACAACAGAGCTAAAGATGTGCGTGAAAACAGTAAAAAAAGGAATGGATGCAATGCAGACCAATATAAACACACTAGTCGCCAATTGTACTAAAACGAAACAAGAGCCAAAAGGCGGCATATACATAGGCAAAGCAGTCGCATTGAAAATATTATCTGTAGTTAGCGGTACAATGATATTAATATACGCAATAATATTCAAAGGCGACCCCGAACTTGTAACCACTTCAGCAATAAAGATACTAGGCGGCTAACATGGCAGAAAGATACATAACAACAGCAGAAGTAAGCGACATAATGAACAACTTAGACCAGTTAGAAGCGTTCAAGTGCTTAGGTCGAATGTCAGATTACGCAGAAAGATACGAAAAACAACTAGCATTAAGATACAGATGGAGGGAAACGCATGACAGCAATTAATCTAAACACGGTGGGAAGCATAGCAATACATCTTGACGATACTTTAAGTCTGCCCGCCGCAGTTTCAGGAAACATGGTGGAAATAGTAGACTTACAGAGGCAGTATGTAGCTAATTATGCAGGTGTGACTATTGGCTCGAATAACATTGACGCTAAATACAGACCTGCGATAGTCGCATTTTCTTCAGCTGACGCAGTAGACCTAAAGCAAGCCCAGTCAGGAGGAGAAAAGCTAAAACTTGCAGAGCTATCCATAGACGACAGTGGCGATACTATGAACGCCAAGCAGTTTCGGCTCATGGGCGAGATGAACCTCAAAAGCATCGGTAAGAAATTTCAGGTCGCTAAAAGTTTTTCGTGAATATTATGGGCATCGCAAACAATTTGAGCGCAGGATTCAGCAGTCTAATGGAAAAGGCAGGCAAACCAATAACTATCAAATACTTCTCACAGACAGTTGGAAGTGTTTGGGAAGATGATATTTCACTTACAGAAATAGCGGGCTCACAGGTTTTAACTTCAGGAATCGTACTGCCATTATCAACAAGAAACAGGTTCAATTCAGAAGATGTAATGCTAATAGAACAAGGCAAACTACGCGCCCAAGACCAAAGGCTATACGTCAACGGATCATTGGACTTCACAGGCACAGGCAGTAATATAAGCGTGAAAATCGTCATGGGAACAGACAGTTTTACTATTGTTCCTCTGGGCGGCATACCTTACGAGGTCGAGAACACACAAATCTACAAAAAGACATACATTCGGATTTTACCGACTGGGTCGTTATTGGGAGAGGAATAGAATGGCAAAAGGAACCAGTGTTAAGATATTCGGGATAAAAGCAACCCAAGCGCGATTACTGGCAAGTTCGATAATGGTAAAAAGAACATCAGAAACAGGGCTGAAAAAGGCAGGCATGCACTTGCAGAACGAAGTAAAAAGCTCAATAGCAGGCAGAAGAGCAGAGCCTACAAGCGTAGACACCGGACGATTCCTTAACTCTGTAGACATGATAAGCTCAAAAACAACAGCAACAGTATATAGTCCACTTGAATATTCAAAATACTTGGAATTTGGCACAAGCAGAATAACAGCCAGAAAACATTTCAACAACTCAAAAGACCGTAATAAAGCTAAAATAATAAGTATCATTAAAGACAATATAAAGGTATAGTCCAAGCGAGGGCTATATTTTGCTAAGCGAGGCGATAGATATAGTAGTAGAATCTGGAACAATGTCAAGAGATATCCTTTTTTTTGTAAAGGACACCATAAACTCTGGTGTGACAGACCCATTAACAGCAACCAGAAGCAAACCGTCTAAGTTTGTAATGACATCATACCCTCATAAATTCGTGCAATACCCGCTTATAACTGTTAAAATTTCTAATTATAACGCGGTATCTTCCGGTATGCAGACTAATGCAATGGACGTAGTACTCACTATGGAAGTAAGGGTCTGGGCTAGGAACCAAAAGGAAAAGGACGAACTGGCAAACGATTGCTATAAAGTACTAAGAGACGCGCAATTCACAGCTAGTACGGGCAGTATAGCGAATTATCTTTATGATTTTGCTCTTTTGAGTGCAGTTGAGGTATCAGAGGACGGCGAAAACCAGCCGAAATCGAGGATACTTGAAGTACAATATAAATTTTTCAATATTTAGAGGTGAAACGAATGGCAGATAAAGACGAATTATCATGGATACGAGAACATGAACCCTGGAGAATACTAGACCACAAACTAAAACGAAACATAACCCCAACAGAGCAAGAGCTTTATGACTTGACTAAAGTTGAACAGATTAAGATACTAAACAATCATGGAGTTAAAACAGTACCAAAATACGAAAAAGACAGAGTAGAAAAGATAATAAAAATACTAACAGGAGGCGATTAGCGTGGCAAGATTTATAGGAGATCAGAATAAAATTGTAGGAATACACGAAAGCGGGACTTATGCGCATAATTGTGCAGGAACAGACACAGTAGCAGGTAGTACATTTTGGATAGGGCAGGTTACAGAGAATTCAATAGATGATGCTGAAAATCGTATTGAAGACAGATACATGGGAACAGGAAAACGAACATACGACACAATGGAATTAGGGCCTAATGACGTAACAGGCACTTTAACGTACCACCCGCATGATATGAGGCTGTTGTTCTATGCAATCGGCTCAATAGTTGAGGTTTCAGGCGCAACAGCAACCACATGCACACACGCAGTAAGCGAAGTCAACAGCGATGTATGGCAAAGCCCGTTCACAAGCGGTACAAACACCCATCCCGCGCCTATGAGCTTCACACTTGAAGATTCCAAGCAATCACCTGGAACTGGAAGAAACTTCATAAGGACACTCAAAGGCTGCACCACAAATGTAACTACATTGACACTGGCACAGGGCGAGAAAGCAACAATAGACGTAGATTACATAGCAGAACATTTACTGCCAAGCTCAGGAACAACCACAACATTAGTGAATAGCGGTCTGTCTACTGATGCATTGAAACAATCATTAGCGCCTTATATGTGGGAGCATTCATTGCTTACACTTGCAGGCAGCCCGATGGACACATCAACAAATATTAGTTTAGAGATAAACGAAAACAAGGTAGGCAAGCATTACAATAACGGCAGCAGAGTTATAGGGGTTCCTTACGGCGGCAACAAAGACTACACTTTGAACGTGACCATGGACTTGGACGGTCAGGATGCGATGTGGCTATATGAACAATACTACAAAGGCGGCAGTACATTTAACGGAACTCTTGACATGAACGCAGATATAACCGCCGTCGGCAGCAAACACACAACTTTAATATTCAGTGGATGCGAAGTAACAGACATGCCAAACCCAAGTACGGCAGATGCAGAGACAACCGAAACTACACTTGAAATCAGACCGCAAACAGTTGCAGGCTCAAGTTGGGATAGGACACATTTATATGGGGTTTGGTAGTAGTTACACATAAGTAGTAAGCAAATAGGAGGCAATAATATGACGATGTTAAAAGTAGAAGATATAACATTCGCTCGCGGAGAAGGCGGGCGACTTATCCCCCAAATTGTACCTTTAGAGACATTTAAAACCCCGGATGGAGAAGAAAAACCAACAATAAAAGCGATTCCGTTATCGAAAGGTCAATTAAAAGAAGTAACCACATTGGCAAAATCAAAAATACCAAAAGATAAAGAGATGGCAGATAAGAAAGTAATAAAAATAGGATTGATAGAGCCGAAACTGACAGACGAACAGATAGACGGAGAAGACGTTGTACCCTCTTATGTAAATGCAATAGGAATAGCCATCATGTCTATCAGTCTGGGTATAAGCCAAGAAGAGATTTTAGAACAGTTTAAGCAATCAACATTACAAGCTGCAATCCAGGACGCCGAAGCTGAACTAAAAAAAAAGTCAGAGAAGACGATTTAGAACTATGGCTGCACACCACAGGCTATGACGTCTTCACAATCCCTAATCTTACATACCCGGAAATAGGGCGGCTTATAGACACAAAAAACAGGGAAATCAAGAAGAAAAACAGGGAAGCAAAAAAGGCAGAACGAAAATCTAAATCCAAGAGACGATAAAATGGCAATAGCTGAAATGTTAGGCGGGAAAGGAGTAAGCGTAGTGATATCCGCAGTTGACAACTTCAGCCGGACATTTGGAATCGCGCAGACCAAGATGGCGGCCTTCAAACCGGCAGGTATTGCGATAGCGGCAGGGTTCGCGGCAGTCGGCGCAGGAATAGCGGGGGTGGCGGCTGTTACTGTCAAAGAAGCCATAAAATTCGAGAGCGCATTTGCAGGCGTTAAGAAGACAGTTGATTTGACAGCAGAAGAGTTTGATATATTAAATCAAAGTTTAAAAGACATGACAAAAGAAATACCAAAAAGTTATGTGGAATTGGCATCTATCGCAGAGATAGCCGGGCAGTTAGGAGTAGAGGGCGTAGACAATATCACCACGTTTACGGAAACCATTGCCGATATTGGCGTAACTACCAACATGACCGCAGAACAAGCAGCGACAGACTTTGCGCGGTTTGCTAATATCATGGGTATGCCTATCAGCGAAGTAGACAGATTAGGATCAACGGTTGTAGATTTAGGTAATAATCTCGCAACTACCGAATCTGAAATTGTAGATATGTCTATGAGAATTGCCGGCGCAGGAAGTACCTTAGGAATGACTGAAGGACAGGTAATGGGCTGGGGCGCGGCTTTAAGCTCTATGGGAATAAGAGCAGAAATGGGCGGTACTGCTATCTCTAAATTGATGATAAACATAAGCGCTATGGTCTCAACAGGTTCAGAAGAATTAACAGGATTCGCAGAGACGGCAGGCATGACCACCGAAGAATTCAGCAAACTATTCAAGGAAGATGCATCTGCCGCATTACAGGCATTCTTTAACGGGCTTGGAACTATCAAAGAACAAGGCGGAGATGTGTTGTCTGTTTTAGAAGAATTAGACATTAAAGAAGTAAGATTAAGAGATGCCACTTTGAGATTAGCAAGCGGAAGCGATACACTAAATGATTCTTTGAATATCCAAAAAAAGGCATGGGAAGAGAACACGGCACTGTCAGAAGAAGCAGAAAAAAGATATGCTACTTTAGAATCGCAGATACAGATAGTAAAAAATGAGTTTATGTTACTTGCAGTTGAGATCGGCGAAAAGCTCATGCCGATAGTCAGAGACCGATTATTGCCGTTCCTTAAAGACGACTTAATGCCTGCGATTAGTAGTGTTGTGTCTGCTGTTGAAAATCTGATTGATGGATGGAAGAATCTTAGCCCTGAAATGAAAGGCGCAATCAAAATAGGGCTTGCAGCCACTACAATGGTATTAGGATTAGTTGTGGCGGCGGGGGTATTGTCTGTTGTCATGGGCGTGTTATTATCTCCTATTCTTCTTGTTGCTGTTGCTATCGGCGCATTGACGGCTGCAGGATATTATCTCTGGAAAAACTGGGGTAAGATAGGAATAGGCATTGAGAATATATTTATCGGAATTAAGAACACTGTGGTTTCAGTATGGAATGGTATCGTAAATACTATCGCCACAAGCATCAATAAAGTAATCGGCATGATTAATAAGCTTATCAGAGGTTACGATAAAATCGCAACTAAATTAGGTGTTGGTAAAATAGGGGAATTAGGCTATGCAGATTTAAGCCGATATAAAGCAGAACTGACACCATACAAGACCTACACCGCGCCCAGAGATACATATACTCAATCAAAAAAACCAGATACAATCATAAACATCAACAACCTAAACGGATTCAATGCAAGAGACATAGCAGAACAGCTACAGGAAGAATTAAACAAGAAAATAAGCATGGGATAACATGAATACATTACTAAGAAACTCAAACGAAAAAGAGATAACAAGAATACTAGATTTTGTCCCTGGAATCTTAGAAGAAGCAACAGACATACATTCTTTTTACAAGTCACAGGCACGAATAAATAACCTATATAGGCGCGCGAAAGGAATCACGAAAATGAGTTATATGGATAGATATTCATCTGAATCTATCGAAGAAGAATTTACCAAAACACGAAAAGAACTGGATGATATTTATTACAAAATCATAGGCGAATAGAATGAGATGGCAAGATGTTTCAAAGATATTAGCAGGTTTAAGCACAGTCGGCGTAGTCGGACTGTTCTCTTATTTGTTTTTATTGACAGGTATGGAATACACGCATTCAGGGGATGGTGATTGTAGTTATGTGGACGGAATCTATCAGTGCAATGCGACAATAAACATAACCACAAAGTTTTGGAACTTTGAATTTGAACATCTAAAAAATGATAGTTATATTTATCTGCCTGCAAACCTGAAAGACTTTACTGGAAAACTGATAAGATACAAAGCAGGAGATTTAGATTTTGTGCCAGCAGTATATAAGAAATCCACTTATGGGAGAAAGCTATGGGTTAATCTCGACATGATAGATAACATAATAGACACACAACCACAAATTAAAGTAGATTGGCTTGTTCCCGCAAGAGGAAAAGACAACTGGCGACCTGTAAAAGAAGGCGATACTTGGAGTCGGCTTAAAAACAATAGAATCATGCTCATAGGCTACCCTGAAAGCGAGTTTGAGACCATTAAATGGAGTTTTGTTGTTGGAGACGTAATTTCGATAGACCCTGTTTGGCATAGTGGCGCAAGATACGAAATAAGAAATAAACAAATCATCGGCAAAGACGTAATTGAGATAAAATTCACCAACATACAAAAAGAATATAAAATAAAAGATGAAGCGCTCAAGCAAGGGAAAAACCCAAAAGAACTCCTGAACATCAAAAAGACTAAATACTACGGGGATGTAGAACTAAAATTAATGCATTATGTGAATGTGACAACTCAAAACACCTATGATTGTAATTGCATAGACCACATAATAACAAGTCCAAACGGAACAGAAATAACATCTACTACCTGCGATACTTGCCATGAAGACATTACAACAGAAGTATTCCAAGAAATCAATCCAGATACTTTCATCCTTAAGAACAACGAGCCAATTTACGAGGTCATGGAGAAATCAACTAAGTTCGAGAAAATGGATGATGGTTGGGGATATTCTGTTTGGACAGATGTAAATATTATGGGCTTAGAGATAGAAGGTGCCACATGGTGGAATTCTACTTTTGGATGTTATGTTAATTTTACTGTTAGTGATTTACCGGAAAGTTATTTCCAAGTAAACTTAAATTTCGATGAATCTGATTTTGAGAGTTCATGTACTATCGGTTCTGAAAAGGAGATTAGATTTGTAAATTCGTCTGGTTCAGAATTAGATTTTTGGGTTGAAAATGATAGCTTTTCTACATCGAACAATAATTCGATTTGGGTTGAGGTAACAAATAACGAATCTATATCTATGTATTATGGAAATACAAGTGAAGTCAGTTCTGTTAGTAGTGGTGATGATACATTTTTGTGGTTTAATGATTATGATGGTGCAGACCCATACACTGGAGATACAACAAGAATATTGGGCGAAATTACAACTTATGATGATAAGAGTGTGTATCATTTAACTGCTAATAACGGTGCTTATATTACACTACCATCACGTACAACAGTTGATATACGAAATAGAGTATATAACGATGATTCTACAAATAATTTATGGATATTTTGGATGACTGCACCCTATACATCTTCTTCATCAGACCAGGGATATGCCTGTTATAGAACTTCAGCCGTAAAGAAATTATATACGAATAATAATGGATTATCTGAAGTTGCAACAGTGATAACTACAACACCGCTTAAGCAATGGAACATATTACAATGCAACATTGAGAATACAGATGTTGATTTTGAATATATAACTTCTGGAAATACATTACAGACAGAAAATGCAGTTACTTATAGTAATCTTGATACATGGGAATTGATGGTGTCGGCAGGCGCAGGTAATCAATATGTCGATTGGACATTTCATAAGAAATATTCTTCAACAACCCCGACATATTCATTCGGCGCAGAAGAATCTGATGCCGCAATAAATTATTCTACAATAGATTGTAGAACTTTAGATTCTGCTTATGGCTATTATTGGCTCAATGCAAGTATAACTGATTCAACAACAGATAAATGCATAAATGTAACCGCGAATCATGTTACTCTTGATTGTCAGGGCAATACTATAGACGGAGATGATAGCAGTGGACATTACGCTATATGGATAAATCGTAATTCTCAAGAGACGACAAACATAACACTCAAGAATTGTATTGTTACTGACTGGGCGCACGCGGGAATAGACATAGAATACGCAAACTATAACAACATAACAAACTGCACTTTCAATTCAAATGGAGTAGGCGTGTATATGTATCTGTCAGATTATAATAATTTCACTGATGTAACAGCGAATTCCAATGATTACGATGCAATAGAAATGGAACTATCTTCACATAATGTATTCTCTAATAATACCTACGATTCAAATTCAGACACCGGAATATATCTGATGTATAATTCGACAGACAACATATTCGCAAACTCGACCATTACAAACAATGACGATTACGGCATTCAGATTGTAGAAGACCCGACAGAACCCGATGCGACAAACAATACTTTCTACAATAATCTATTCAACAACACAGATAATTTTCATATAGACAATGCGGATTATGTCGGTACTGCATATCTCAACACAACAAACCAGACAGGAACAAGGGAATATTCAACCGGAACAAATATAGGCGGTAACTTTTGGGCATATCCTAACGGAACCGGTTATTCGGAGACTTGCGCGGATTTTGACGAAGATGATTTTTGCGATACGGCATATACATTATATTCTGGCGCAATAGACTATTTACCATATACTAATACAGAAATAAGTGATTTCGATATAACAGAATCTACGGGCACATTATTCTATTTTTATGCCTATCAGCCAATCCAGACAGAAATAGAGCCATACGGTCAGACCTCGACAGTTGGAATGTTCACTCTTGACAATAATCTGACTTATATTATAGATATTTATGCTAAACTTAACGAGACAACCACAGGGGTGACGCTGAAACTTAATGACGAATACGATTATGATGATGCGGTTGCTATAACTGACAGCTACCAGTTGATTTATGACGATTTAGCGGTTAGCGGGACCGGATATATCTGGGCGTGGGCGGATTTCAATAACCTGCAATCTCAATTCGACCCGAAATTAGAAATCGTGGCGGTGACTCACTGATGGTTAAATTTCATCCTTCTTTCATTCCAAGTGTAGGAACCACACACACTCTTCTTACTATAGGCGGGACAACCTATTCTACTACAGATCAGCTTAATGTAGAAAAGAGCATCGGAGATTTTAATGCGACCTCTTCATTTACGGCTGTTTTTGATAATTTCATAGGCAACCTAAAAGATAGTTTCAATTTAGACGATGAGGTCATAATCTATGCAGATATAGGTACTGATCCCCCCACTACTAAACTGTTCACAGGAATAATAGAAAAGATTAACTTCAACGGCAGCGCAGAAGATGAAAGAGTAACCCTAACAGGCAGGGACTACGGTGCAGTATTACAGGACATGACAGTTGAGCCGGTTATATTCAAAAACAAAGATGCGGGTATTATCGCGCGAACAATAGTCCAGAACAATGCGGGAGGGGTAGTTACTACAAATAATATAGACATAACAACAGGAACCACTATAGAAAAGATAGGGTTCAACCATAAAAACATATTCGAGGCCCTAAAAGAACTTGCAGAGCTGGCAGATTATTACTTTTTTGTTGATAACGACAAAGACGTGAATTTCTTATCGAAAGAATCAATACCATCTTATCGGACATTTGATAATAACAGCATCTATAACGCAAAGTTCGTAACCGAAGATAGAGAGGTATTCAATAAAGTCTGGGTTTATGGTGACAGGATACTTACAGGTAATCTTGAGACATTCGCAGCAGACGGCACAGGCTCTATTTTCACATTGACCGACAGACCGCATAATACCAGAGTAACATCACATAGCGTATTAATACAACCGGGCGGGATTTTGGGCATGACTAATCCAGCTACAGAAGATGCAAAATATGTAATGGATTTCTACAATAAACAAGTAGTGTTCGCTTCAGGAACAACAGCAGGCGACAATATCCCCTCAAGCGGCACATTGCCAATCTCAATAGAATACGACAGGACAACACCCATCCTTAAGTTCAGGGAAGATGCAACCAGCATAACAGCTTATGGGCCGAAGACAAGAATAATCAAAGACGATAATATAAAAAGCTATGAAGAAGCAGACGACAAAGCAACAAAATTTCTAGCTGAAAATAAAGACCCTAAAATACAAGGCACTATAGACCTAAAAGGCGTTATAAATATAGACCCGGGAAATACTTGTATAGTGAATTTACCCTGGCACGGAATATACAGCCAGACTTATACTATCCTATCTGCGCATTATTCGTTCAATAAATATAATAACCTTTCAAATAAAGTTATGACATTGGAAGTGAACAAAAAAATATCAGACTTCACAGACACATTAAAAGAGCAGATGCTAAAGACCAGAAACTTAGAAGTCGGTCCATTAGAAGGAAACTTCACTAACCTACAGACCGCTATAAGATATGTGGATGTAGACAGACATTATGAAGTGTGGGCGGGTAGTATAGGAAACAATTTTATATTTCATTCCCCTAAACATGGATTATTAGATAGTCCAGAAAGCAGATTAGGAGTAGGTAATTTAGCGCAAGGCGTTCTTGGTAGCGTTTTGGTGGCTAGTGGCGGTTATTGATATGAATACAAAAAAGATAATAAAGGAGGCGGTTAAATGTCTTTAGTGGATGACGGTATAAATGGAATCGCATTAGTCATGGGCGGGTCCGGCGCGATACCAAGTTATATAGGGATAGGCACAGGCAGCTCTACAGTATCTGGAAATCAAACAACACTAGACACGGAAACCGACAGAAACGCGTTGACGTCGATAGACCTAACAGTAGCGAAAGACACAACTTATATCGCAAATTACAGTTCAACAGAATTAAGTGGTACTACCATGACAGAATTCGGGCTGTTCAACGCTGCAACAGCAGGCAGTATGTATATGAGAGAGGTTATAGGGAGTATCGCGTTCAATGGCGATTTGGAATGTCAAATCCAGCAAACTATGAGATTTTCTAAAAGTGGTACGTAAAATATAAGGAGATGATATTATGGGATTATTAGATGAAAAATTCGGTTCTGGCGCAATGTTCACTGCGGGCGCATCAGGCGGAAATACAGGGGTAAGCGGAGTAAACGACATAACAGGCAGATTGAACTTCGGACTATTTGATTTCCCGCAGACACAGGACATGACATACACGACAAACAGCGCAGGAAATCTAACCGCAGCCACAATAAGCGGTCCGAATCATAATTACACAGTTGTCGGCTCTTATAACGGCGATGAGAATCCTATTGAGATCATATTTAGCGGAACTTCAATAGGCAGTACAATAAAACAAGTATTCTGGTATCAGACAAACGGCAGCTTAGTTACGAGCACAGGCAGTTTGATTTCAGGAACGATGGCGGTGTATTAAATGGTACAAATAAACTTCGGGGGATTGAGTTTCGGCAAAATGCCAGTTGTAAAAAATATCCAATATGGAACAATAACAATCGCAGACGGCGCCACAACAGGAACTGCGGCAATAAGCTCTGTGAACACGGCAAACAGCATGTTGATTTTCAATGGGTTCTCATGCGAGGGAACTTCAAATACATGGGATGAGATAATGCCTAAAATCGTCCTGACAAACGCAACAACCATAACCGGAACAAGACAGACCGCCGCAACGTCAGACAGAGTGTTTATTAATTTCGGGGTTGTTGAATTCTATCCGGGAATAGTTAAATCAAACCAAAGCGGCGAAATAACAATCTCAGACGGAGACACAAATAATGATGCCACTATTACGTCTGTAAATAGAAATAAAAGCATCTGTACGCACTTAGGCAGCACAACAACACATGCGACCATATATGTACCTGAAGCCGATGATGTAATAATAAGATTAATATTTTTGGATTCTACAACAGTAAGAGCCGGCAGAGGATATATAAATGACAATGTTACTGTGAGCTATCAGGTAGTGGAATTTTATTGATAATCAATTATCGGAGGCGATAAAAATGATAGAGATAGAAGTAATAAAAGCAGCAGGAATATTTGTAGGAGTAGCCGTCTTAAGGTCGGTTGCCGGATGGGCTAATAAGGTGCTTGAAGATAGGGAAATAACGAAGTTCGAGTGGAAGAAGCTCACACAGACAGTCGTGCGCGTAGGTGTGACATCGACAATGTTATTCTTCAGTGTTAGCGGCGCAGGGATACCCATAGACGAACTCACCGCAGCAGCAGGGGCGTATATATTTGATATACTATGCGGCGCTTTGAAAGACAACAACAACGTAACCAGGAGATAATATGCTTGCGCTGACTGCGGGATGACGCGCATTATTTCTTTTAATTAGCTGTTTGGGACAGACCCCAAGATTTCCTATGGAACTATTCAAACCAAATAATTACGACCCCTCATTCAACCAAATTATATATTATTTCGCTAATCATATACATTTCTGCTTAGTCTATATTTCTGCCAAGATGTATATGATATGTATATATAGTATATATATATGAAAAAAACATAAATATAGAATAAATACAAAGCAGAAATATACATAAAACAACGAATCATATATATGACTGCAATAGAAAGATATATAAATATTGAAATCCAACAGAGAGGATAGGTAGATAGGTATGGAAATAGGTAAGACGTATAAAATTTGGTATAAAGACGCACAAGAAGTAATACGTGCAAGGACAATACGACTTCTAAACCAGACAGAACACATGATAGAATTTCTAAACCTATACAACAACAAAAACGAAGGTATATCTCTAAAAATGCTACAGAGATATGAGCAGGTAGATAGGTATGAAGGTTCCAAAAATGTTAAGTCTTGATTCAACAGTGTTTAAAGACATAAAAGAAAGAACTCTTGAATGTAGTTTTAATTTTTCTGAATGGGCTGAAAACGAATACAAAAAGCAATTTCTTGATGTCGAAGCAATCAATAAAGAGATAGCACTACACAAAAAACATATTAAAATGCTCGAAAAATCAAAAAAAGAAATAGCAGAACGCCAAGAGGCATATACAATCAGTACCCAATAAGATTTCGCAGGGCATGAACGAATTACAATTACTTAATGTATTCAACAGATCATTCCACAGAAAATATAATCTGGATGAGTTCAAAAAAATAGTACGAGAAATAAAGGTGAACAGACATGGAAAATGAACATAATTACTGGAATAAGATATGTGAGAGATACGTATATATGCTTCTAATTGATAATCGAGGCAAAAAATCAAGATTCTTTGGTCAGACTAAGATATTATATGCGGACCAGACAATCAGCATAAAAAAAAGAACAATAGAACACTTTGAAGGGCGCAACAGTAAATTCCTTAAATACAAATTTCCAGATGCCCGAAAGATATTAGTCTATGTTGAATATGTATATGGAACAGAAGAAGATGCCTGTGTGCGTGAAATAGAAATAAAACGCCTAAAGAGACCACAAAAAGAAAAATTAATAATGTCAGATAGAAATGTATTGATAAAATATAAGCCTATGAAATGCATTATCTTGAAGAAATATGGTGCGCCTGAAGAACAGGTCGCATTCAGTTTGAGAAAATGAGTTGATACAAATGCTAAACAATCTAATAGAAGCAACAGTAATAACCTGCTATATCCTCGGTTGTGCTTTTAC